TTGTCTTTTTACTGAATATTTATGTAATAAAAATAAATTTTATTGAACATAAAATAAAATGGCAGTATCAAATAAAATATTCGTTTCTCCTGGTGTATACACTTCAGAGAGAGATTTAAGTTTCGTATCTCAGAGTGTTGGTGTAACAACTTTGGGATTGGTTGGTGAAACTATTTTAGGTCCAGCATTTGAACCTATCTTCATCACAAACTACGATGAATTCGAGGCATTCTTCGGAGGTACATTACCCGAGAAGTTTGTTAATACACAAATTCCTAAATACGAGTTGGCGTACATTGCCAAGTCTTATTTACAACAATCAAACCAATTATTTGTAACAAGAGTATTAGGTTTGTCAGGTTATGATGCAGGTCCTTCTTGGTCTATTACAACAATTGCTAACGTTGATGGTTCATCAGTTGGTTTTAACGGTTCACCAATTTCTTGGTCAGTAAACTTCTCGGGATGTACTGGCGATACTGCAGTTTCATTCTTAACTTCATTCCCAGCAATTATAAATGCAAATCTTACCGAACCATATACACAATTGAATGGTTCTCAGACGACAATTTCAGATGATTTGAATGCACAGTTATTAGATTTGATTGATAACGATGGTGTTGGTTCAGGTTCTACAATTTCTTATTTTGGTACTGTAACTGATGCTGCATACACTAATTTGTCACCAGTATATACTGCGGAAACTAATGTATTTGGTGTATCAGGATTGTCTCAAAGTGTTGCAGATTTTACATCACCAAACAACGACTCTTGGTACTACTCCAACTTTGATATTACCACAGGTAACAATTATTCGGGTTACTCATTCTATAGTATCGTGAATAACTTCCAAGATATTGGTAATGGTTGTTATTCAGGTACGGTGACTGGTAATATCTATGTTTATTCAGGTTCAGCATTTGCAGATTGGAACAATCTTGTTGTGGCGACTCTACGTTCAAGAGGTATTTCTCTTTATGGTGGTAGTAATGATGGACCACTTTACACAGTTTCAGGTCTTACAGATGTGATAATTGATGATAGTGGTATTTACTCAGGAATCAGTTCAAGTCCATACGCAACTTTCAACATCTCAGGTATGACCGCCGATGGTACTGATTTTGCTTTCACAACTTCAATGAATTCTACAGACCAAAATTATATCACAAAAGTATTTGGTGGTACTAACTTTGGAAAACCAAGAAATGAAGTTCCTCTTTTTGTTGAAGAAACTTTCCAAAACATGTTAAATTTGGGATACAACAAAGGATTAATTAGAGGTTTGAATTCAACATTTGTTGCGTTACCAGGTTTGAGATATTCACCTAATACTGATACAATTGCTTACTACTTGGAAAAGTACCAAAGTGCGGAATCACCTTGGGTAGTTTCTGAATTACGTGGTACTACCGTAGATAGACTTTTCAAATTAATTTCTATTGCGGACGGAAACAGTGCGAACGCTCAAATCAAAATTTCAATCCAGAATATATCATTCAATAATGGAACATTTGATTTAGGTGTAAGAAGTTTCTTTGATACTGATGCTAATCCTGTCTATTTGGAAAAATATACAAACTGTAGTATGGACCCTGGTAATAACAATTATATTGGTGTTCAAGTTGGAACCGCTGATGGTGAATATGCGTTGAATTCTAAATACATTATGTTGGAGTTGAATGAAACTGCTCCTATTGACGCACTTCCTTGTGGATTTGAAGGTTATGTAATTCGTGAATATGGTAATGCACTACCACCATATCCAGTATATAAAACATCGTATGATTTTCCAGGTGAAGTTGTTGGGAACCCTCCTTTCAATGTACCTGCAGGTCCAAACCCAATTATTTCTCCGGGTGATAATGTAAGACGTACTTTCTTAGGTATATCTTCACAAATTGGTTATGATCCCGATTTCTACCAGTACAAAGGTAAACAAGTTCCTATTAATTTGTGTAATGTATCTGACGCTCTTCCTTGGAATTACGTCACTAAAGGGTTCCACATGGACTCAGGAGCAACTGTGGTTACAATTACTACAGGACCAACCGCTGGAACACCAGCATTTGATTGTGGTGACGCATCATTCCAATCGGATCCTCAGAACCCAACCAACCCTTACTACACTATCCAAGCTAGAAAATACTCATTCCTTCTCCAAGGTGGTTTTGACGGATGGGATATTTACCGTGAAAACAGAACTAATGATGATCGATATGTAATTGGTGGTAGTTTATGGCAGAAAGGTGCTTGTTTTTCAACTCGTTATCCTTTAGCAACAGGATGGGGAGCGTTCAAGACAACTACTCAAGAAGGTTTTGCTGAATTTTCAAATTCAGACTACTATGCTTACTTATTGGGTATATCAACATTCAACAATCCAGAAGCGGTGAACATTAATGTGTTTGCAACACCTGGTATTGATTATGTAAATAATAGTAATCTTGTTGAAGAGGCAATTGATATGGTAACTTTCCAAAGAGCAGATTCGATTTATATCGTAACAACTCCTGATAGTAATGTCTACCTTCCAACTCAAACAGATAATATTATTCCTCCAACTCAGGCGGTTGATAGACTTGATCAAACAGGAATTGATTCAAACTACACCGCAACCTATTACCCATGGATTTTGGTTAGAGACACTGTAAACAACACCCAAATCTACATCCCACCAACAAATGAGGTTTGTAGAAACTTGGCTCTTACAGATAACATCTCTTTCCCATGGTTTGCAACTGCGGGTTACACAAGAGGTTTGGTAAATGCTGTGAAGGCTCGTATCAAACTAACACAAGACCAAAGAGATACTCTTTACCAAGGTCGTATCAACCCAATTGCAACATTCTCTGATGTGGGTACAGTTATTTGGGGTAACAAAACTCTCCAAATTGCGGACACAGCACTCAATAGAATCAACGTGAGAAGATTGTTACTACAAGCTCGTAAGTTGATTTCCGCGGTGGCTGTTAGATTGTTGTTCGAACAGAATGATGCTAAAGTTCGTCAGGATTTCCTTGACTCAGTCAATCCTATCCTTGACGCAATCAGAAGAGACCGTGGTCTTTATGACTTCCGTGTTACAGTAAGTAACTCACCTGAAGATTTGGATAGAAATACCATGTCAGGTAAGATTTACTTGAAACCAACGAAGGCTCTTGAATTCATCGATATTGAGTTCTTGATTACTCCAACAGGAGCTTCGTTTGAGAATATCTAATACAAAAAATGGTGGGGAGAAATCCCCACCTTAGCCTTTAAAATAGTTTATGAAGAAAATAGTTACAGAAGGATTTGATGATTTGGGGATACCAACTCTCAAGTACTATGCGTTTGATTGGGATGATAATTTGATGTTCATGCCTACCAAAATTATAGTACAAAGTGAGGATGGTGAGGAAATCGGTATGTCCACTGAAGATTTCGCAGAATATCGTGTAAAGATTGGTAAGGAACCATTTGAATATAAGGGTAAGACCATTACTGGTTTTGCGTCTGATCCGTTCAGAAACTTCACTACAAAGGGTGACAAACAGTTTTTGATTGATAGTATGACTGCGAAACCAGGTCCCGCTTGGGCCGATTTCGTAGAGTCGGTAAATAACGGATCAATATTTTCAATTATTACTGCGAGAGGTCACAATCCAAACACTCTAAAAGAAGCGGTCTACAATATGATTGTGTCTGACCATATGGGTCTCAATAAAGATTTACTAATAAAAAATCTAAAAAAATTCCGTGACTTTGTGGGTGATGAAAAAAAGGGGAAACAAGATATGATCCGTGAATATATGGACCTTCTTAAGTTTTATCCTGTTTCATACGGACAACAAGACTCAGCATCATCTCCGGAACAACTCAAGGTTCAAGCAATGAAAGAATTTATTTCATATGTAAAGGACCAGGCAAAAAAACTAGGACAAAAAGTATATCTTAAAGATGATATAAAGAACAGATTTGTACCTCAAATAGGATTTTCAGATGATGACATAAGAAATGTAGAAGTTATGAAAAAAGAATTTGAAGATGAACCAGCACTTAAGACCTATTCTACTGCAGGAGGCATAAAGACTAGGTATTAAAGACTATAAATTTTTACGAAATTAAGTAAAGACAAAAATTTTTATATAGAGAGTATTTATATAGAAAACAAATAAAAAGAAAAAAAAAGATAATATACCATGGCAGACTTATTAATGAAAATGCCGGTTCCATACGAACCAAAAAGAACGAACCGATTCATCCTTCGTTTTGATTCCACATTGGGGATTAATGAATGGTTTGTTGAATCGACAGGTCGTCCAAGTATTGATATAAACCCAGTTGAGATTCCATTCTTGAACACCTCTACATTTGTAGCGGGTAGATTTAAGTGGAATTCAATCAACGTAAAATTCCGTGATCCAATCGGACCTTCTGCAACACAAGCTCTTATGGAGTGGGTTCGTCTTCACGCAGAATCAGTTACAGGTCGTATGGGTTATGCGGCTGGTTATAAGAAAAACGTTGACCTTGAGATGTTGGACCCAACAGGTGTTGTTGTGGAAAAATGGATTCTTGAGGGAACAATGATTACAAAGACCGCTTGGTCTGAAGCAAACTACGGTACTGATACATTAGCAACTCTTGATGCTACACTTCAGATGGACCGTTGTATCTTGGTTTACTAAAAAGTATTTACTTTTTTATTGATAAATAAGTTTGTGATGGTATAATTAAACACAGGGACTAACTCCCTGTGTTTTTTTTTATGGACAATGCTGCAATTTACGGACAACAAGATTTTTCTCTTCCCCACGATATTGTGAAGTTACCTTCAGAGGGTAAATTTTACACATCTAAGAAAAAATCAATCAAAGTGGGTTATCTAACCGCTGCTGATGAAAATGTTATTATGTCATCTTCTGCGGAAGATATGATTATGACTTTAATTAGAAGTAAGGTGTATGAACCAGACCTTCGTCCTGATGACATGTTGAATGGAGATATTGAAGCAATCCTTATCTTCTTGAGAAACACCGCATTTGGTCCTGAATACAAACTACAAGTAATTGACCCCCAAACAGGTAAGAAATTTCCAACTACCCTTATGTTGGATGAGTTGGATTTCAAAAGAGGGGAAATTGACCCTAATGAAAATGGTACGTTTACTACGACACTTCCTAAGACAGGAACCCAAGTTGAATTACGTCCATTGACTTACAAAGAACAAATGGATATCAACAAACAAGCAGAGGTATATCCCGCAGGACGCGTTGCACCCAAAGTAACTTGGAAACTTTTGAAACAAATTGTTTCGGTAAACGGAAGTACCGATATGGCTGTGATTTCAAAGTTTGTTGACTCCCTTCCAATAATGGATTCAAAATACATAAGAAATTTCTTGGATGCGAACGAACCACGTTTGGACCTCACAAGAAATGTAACCGCCCCGTCAGGAGAAAAGGTAGATGTGAACATCACCTTCGGGGTTGAGTTTTTTCGGGTTTTCTTCTGATTATAGGAGATACCTATTGGACGAATTTTACATCTTGGCAAAACATCTGAACTTTACTTGGACGGATTATAATAACATCCCCACCTTTTCAAGAAGGTATTTGGTTGATAAAGTGGTTCAAAGTTTTCAAAAAGATTAATTATCCTATTTATATGTAGGATATTTTATTTATGCAAACTACTCCACCAAATCCACCATCACCAAACCCCAATACAGGGGGAATATTGGATGCCAACAAACTCCTTGAAAGTTTCAATAGGGGAGTTCGGGATTCATTTAGAAATTTGGTAAATGAAGTAAGAACTCTTGATGAACAATTTGCGGTATTGGGAACAAAGGTTGCCGGTGTTATGGGTCAGACCCAAATGGCAATCCAAGGCCTTAGGGAAGAAACTGCAATTGCCTTACCAAAAGTAGTAGGGTTAGGTGGTAGTTTGGCAGATGTTGAAAAAATCCAATTGGGTGTCACCAAAGCCTTACAGACCAATATTATTCTTTTAGGTGAACAGACTTCTGATTTATTTGTTGCGTCAAAGGCTGTTGGAGTCGCAACGGAAAATGTCGGGGAAATGGTGGCGTCATTCGAAAATGCTGGTATCTCAGCAGGATTAGTTCGTGATAACATTGAGGGGGCTGTTGATGCCGCACGTAGAGTGGGGGCAAATACCACGGCAGTGTTCGGGTTGGTGCAACAAAACTTATCACGACTAAATGAATTTGGTTTTCAAAATGGTGCTCAAGGTCTTGCTAGAATGGCTGCTACATCAGCAGCACTTCGTGTGGATATGAGTCAAATATTTGATTTTGCCGCTAGAGTATTTAATCCTGAAAGTGCTATAGAAGCCGTTGCCGCATTCCAAAGACTCGGGGTTGCCGTTGGAGATTTAGCAGATCCATTCCGACTTATGTACTTGGCTTCGGAAGATGTTGAAGAATTGAATCGTCAGGTTGCTAATATGACGGAACAATTTACCTATTTTGATGAGACTACAAAAGAATTTAAAGTATTCCCAAATGCTAAACGAGATCTAAGAGAAATTGAAAGAGAGACTGGTATTGCGTACAATGAGTTGGTGAAAATGTCTATTGGTCAACAAAAACTCAATATGATTGCTAAAGATTTCAGAGTGGCTGGTATTGATGAAGATTCAAAACAATTCATAGCAAATGTTGCAACATTCAGTAAGGAAAAGGGTGAATTCGTTGTCAAAATAGGTAAAGACGAAAAATTAATCTCAGAAATTAATACCAAGGATATTGAAACACTCAAAGAATCCCAACAACCTAAAACTTTAGAGGAACTAGCCGCGGCTCAATTAACTGAATCTCAATTGTTGAACGCAACTATGCAACAATTTATTACCTCGTTTACAGCACCAACTGCGGCCTCAAGGGCTTTCACAGATGTTAGAGAGGCTCTAAGAGGTGGAATTTCAGGTATTAGAGTTGGTGTTGATCAATCATTGGGAAACCAACGAGGTGCTCAACAAAACATAAATAAGTTTTTAGAAGATTTTGGTGGAAGTTTGAGTGAACTAATTAGTGGTGAAGGAAGTTTCTCTAAGTTATCGGATGTGATAACGGGTGCGATCACTGATTTGGAAGAAGGTGCCGTAAATGTCGCTCAAATATTTGGAAATGTGCCATATGCAGATATTGCCAAAAATTATGTATCATCGGGTAACTTAGTTGTACAAGGGGCTCAAGCGGCTATGGATGGTCTGAATATATTGGGAGAAAAGGCCAAAAATTTCTTTTTTGAGGAAACGGATTTGAAGAAAGCTGACATAACCACAGTTCCGAGTGCGACAAAAGTTGAATTTTCTGAGATCAAATATCAAGGTAATGTCAACGTGACATTGAATACTCCAGCAGGTGCTACACAAACATTTACAATTACAGACCAAATGGCTTACGATTTATTCCAAAATCCAACATTCCAAAAACTCAATCAAAGTGCTTTACAAAATGCTATGAGTCAACCTCAATATTCTGCTCTACCGAACCTAACTACTAAATAAAAAAACAATAATATTCTATTTATAGAAATAATATTAGAGAATGCCAAGTCCATTATCATTCGCCGCCACAAAATTTCTAAGAGATAAATTACTTCTTAGAAACCTCACACCATATACTAAAGTAGGTGTGTTTGTGCCAACATCACAACCAGCAACTGGAAGTTTGTTACAGAATGATTTCAACGTGATTGACTCACCTGATGTTCTCATTGATGCAAACCCGTTTGTTAATCAATTAGGGGTTAGAAATGAATTTGGTCCCGATGGTGGTTACACACTTAATATTGATGGATTAATCAACACCGCACAAAACTTATCAAACCAAGGACCTTACGGTGCCTATCCACCATATACTCAAGCTTTACAAGTTTACTCAACAACCTTTCAAAAGGCTCAGTACATTAAGAATGAATATACACCCCCTTTGGGTTTCATTAGATACTATGATATAAGTGATATAATTAGAGTTCAAAGAAACACCACATATTGGGAGCCGCCAAGTTTCCAACCATCTTCATATTCACCATTCGCGATTCTATTACAAGCGGACCCTTTTGGTGACAATGGACCCGTGTCTGATGACTCAAGAATGATGCAGATAGCGGCGGAAAGAGCCAAGTATAGTTTCAAACAAAGAGTTGATCAGAACGTAAGATCTGAAACAATAGGAAGAGTAAATATTCTAAATGCCCTCCAAGACCCGATTAACTTATCACAAATACTGGCTGGTAGACGACCAATTGTTGATAGAGATTGGAAAATTACTTCAGGTGGTGGTAGTATTCTATCACAGGGACAAGACATCGTTCAAAGAATTGCTGGTTTTACACTACCATTCTCCCCAATACCTGGTGATTATTTTGATCAAGACAACCTACAAAGAGATTTTGATTCAACACAATCATTGGTCAGATCCCAACAAAGTCTTGCGGGTCGAATTGTTGGTGGACTATTTGGTCTACGAGGTCCTAGACCTAAATCACCATCACAATTATTTTTAGATTTTACAGGTGCCGGTCAAAGAGCACAACTTACATATAACTTAGACTTTAATCGATACAGACCACAATATAATACAGGTGGTACTGGTATTATATCGGCATTAGGTAATGCTATTTTAGGTGGTTTTGCCCGAAATGCGAGTAATGGAACGTATTATGTGGGTGGTCCTGAAAGGGAACCAACATACTTGGTGTCACCACCAGGTCAAATTCCTGTAAATTCATTAGGACAACAAGTCTTAGCCCCTGTTTATGGTCCTGACATTTTGGCAATTGACTTTGAAGGTGCGGATCAAAACTTCCAATTTGGTTTGGCGGGTAGAGCTTTTGAGGATGATGGAAATTTAAGTGGTGGATTTTCATGGGTCAGTCCGAAGTGGGCTCCAAATGCCGGTAAACGACAAAAACCGGGTGGTGATTATGCAACTGAAGACCCGGACTTTCCGATAATTGCCGGACCATTTCAGTCGACAGAGTCTATTAGATACACTTTCAGACCTGGTTCTATATTAGATAACACACAACGTTTGGTTGATTCGGTACCAAACACTGGTGCTAGATTTGCTCATGTTGGGAATGCTATTGATCAAACATCAAAAGTATTTTTTGATGGGTATAAAGAGATAACCAAAGGATCTCAAGTTATAAAATATTCTGATGGTCAAGAAAATGTTGGTATTGAATACTGTAGAACTTTCACT